TTGGACGCCCACAAGAAAACAGTGCAAACGATGTTAAGTCGAGGAAAGTGGCCTCAAGACATTGAGATTCCAGATTTGACATGAACCTTACATCTCCAATCCCAGAACATCTCAAAGACGCTGAAGAAAGGCTTGAGAGGTACGGACGTTGGGCAGCAGATAGACCGCAGATCAAGACCTGCGGAAGTGCTGAAGGAAGATACAAGATTCCCCAAGATGACATTGACAGACAGCCAAAGACATTCAATTCAATCGACGAAATGATGCAATGTCAAAGGGCATTAGCTGCTGTAAGAAAAGAAGAAAGACAAGTTCTAACAATCCTGTACATCCCAAGAAAAGTTCCCATTGAGGCACAAATCAGGATTTTTAAGCTGGACAAAAGGACGTTTCCAGAAAGACACATCTCTGGTCTAAAACAATTTGACATCCTGCTAAGAACCGTGGTATAAAGCATTACCTCATCACGGGATGGGAGCATCGCATGGCTCAAGCCAGGGCGAGGCGTCTTTAAGGCCAGAGGGCCTTTTTTCATTTGGGGGCAAGATGCTGAAGAACCCTGCCAAAGAGATGCAGAAGTATCTCGACCAGAACAAGCGCAAATACCAGCAGACCAAGTTCATGAAGGCTTACCGCATGGCTGATGAGTTTGGTAAGGGCTACGAGGTAATCGAGATGCAAAAAGCCATGAAGGGCAAGAAGAAATGATCTGCCCCATTGCTACGCAAGACATCCAAGAGAACCTCAAGGCTAGGGATTGGGCCTTCAAGAATGTTGGCTATGGTCCAGCAAACCCAGAGGAAGAAAACGAGGACTTCTGGCAAGCCAAATCAGACGAATGGCAGACTCCTATCGAGGAAGCCAAGTCAATGCGTTGCGGAAATTGCGCTGCATTCATCCAGACTCCAGAGATGATTGACTGCATTGTTGCAGGAATACAACAAGAAGAGTCTGACCAAGAAACGTACGCCAATGAAGTACAAGACGCTGCGAATCTTGGTTACTGCGAACTTTTCGAGTTCAAGTGTGCTGGAAACAGAACTTGCTCTGCTTGGTTAAGTGGTGGACCAATCACTCAAAAGCTGACTCAGAAGCAAAAGCAGATGTTGCGAATTGCTAAACACGAAGCAATGAAAGGGATGGAATATGAAGATGACTCCGAAGGGCCAGAAGAAGGTAGCTAAAGTGATGTCTGAATGGGGCAAAGGAAAGCTCCACTCTGGCAGCAAAAAAGGACCTGTGGTCAAAAGCCAATCCCAGGCAGTTGCGATTGCAATGAGCGAAGCTCGCAAGGCGATGAAAAAGAAATGAAAGGCCTATACGCAAACATTCATGCAAAACGTGAGCGTATTGCCAAACAGAAGGCTGAAGGAAAAACTCCTGAGCGCATGAGAAAACCAGGAACCAAGGGAGCGCCAACCGCTGCTGCTTTCAAGGCCGCTGCTAGGACTGCAAAAAAATGACTGCCGCCTGGACCAGAAAAGAGGGAAAGAATCCAAAGGGTGGCCTCAATGAAAAAGGCCGTAAGTCTTATGAAAGACAAAACCCTGGTTCTAACTTGAAGGCTCCCGTAAAGAGTGGAGACAACCCAAGAAGGGCATCTTTTCTGGCAAGAATGGGGAATATGCCTGGTCCAGAATACAAGGATGGAGAGCCAACAAGACTCCTGTTGAGCCTAAAGGCTTGGGGAGCAAACAGCAAAGCAGATGCTAAAGCGAAAGCTAAAGCAATCAGCGCGAGAAATAAAAAATGAGCCTACTTGAAGACGAAATCAAGCCAACACCAAGGAACTACATACTTGGTTTATTGGCTGATGCAGCACAAAGGGCAAATGAGACGGTAAGCCGTCCTGCTGGATACGACAATCCTCCTGCCCGAATGCTGATGAGTCTTCTTGGTGTTCCTGCAATTGCTCAGACTCTTGATAGATTGTCTTATGGAGAGCCATTGACCACTGGCAGAGGAATGACAACAAAAGTCAGACCAGAAGCAATGGAAGCAGCAATGGCAATTGCTCCTGGAGTCGGGCCAGCAACAAAAGCAACTGCTAAAGCAGCTAAAGCCGCTACAAAAGAACTTGGACCAAAAGCCGCAGACATTGCAGAGCGGTACATGATGCAACAGGGGTTGGCTATACCAATATATTTGCCACACACGCCACTTAAGCCTGATCCACGAGTTGGAAAACGATTTGAGCAGGAGTTTGTTGGAAACATGGCGCCAAAAACTCAGGTTAAGATTGATGATCTTATTGGCAGCAATGTTATGTTGACGCCTTGGGATTCAACTAGCCGAGGATATAAGATAAAAAGCGTATCGGATGAGGCACTTCCGACGCCTGTTATTACCACTGGTGGGCAAGATTATGCGCGTGACATGGCTCACATGGCGCAAGACATTGGTGGCGCATCGGGTACTGGTATTGCAAAGCGGGTTGTTGATCGCTTCAAGCAGGCTCAGATAGAGAACGTTCAGAAGGGTGGTGGCGGCGATGTTTTCTTTATGCCATCCACGATGTCAAGAGACAGCGAGTTTTTTAGCTCAATGCCAACGGACATTCTTTTGCAATTGATCAAGAAAGCTGATCCGTCATTGAAGGATATTGCGTTTTTGGATGATGCCTTAAGAAATGCACCAGTTGCAACGCCGAAGGGGTTGGTGCGCCCATTTCAAAATTTTCAGGGAATTCTGACACCAGAAGGTCAGGCTCAACTATTTACAGGCGCAGGATTTGCCGCCAAAGGTACGCCTGGCAACTTTCGCAAAGCGTTCACCGAGGAGATGTACAAAGTTCGAAACCAGAAGGACTTTGGCTTCAACCGCGAGGACATAACAAACGCCGTTACTGACGCCGCGCTAATGGGGCTTCCAAAGGGAATGATGGGCAATACGGTAGTGCGAGCGATCCCGGAAAGGGGAGTTGCTCCATCAACCGATAGAGCTTATCCTTCAAATTTCTTTGGTGATTACGTTGGAAGTCTTGGCCTAAGTCTTCCAGCAGAAGTTCTAATGCCAAAAACTTATGGCGCAATCTTTAATGAAATGAAGAAAAAGTATCCTGGAAAACCTGATGAGGCCATCCATTCAATGACTCTTGGCGCTCTTGAGAAAAGAAAAGAGAACGTATCTGAATTTGTTGATCAACAAGTTATTGATAGCGTATATAACTACCTTAGTGGGAATCGTGCTCCAATTGGGCTATTGTTGCCATGACGCTATCGGGAACAGACTCCAAAAATGCAATGACCTCATCAACGCTAATACGCCTTGATGCAGCAAGATCAATGGATGAGGAACCATCGCTTTCCATCAATAGCAATCCGATTACCTTTGCAGATCGGTTAGCAGATGACATGAGTCCAACGGAAATCCCCTTAACGGATGCGTGGAACTCTTTAGGGGCAAATACCCCACGTACTTCTGTTAAGCCAGAAGATGCTTTGCGCTCTCTAAGAAGTCGCACGCGCTCTGTAGATGTTTTTGGCATGGCATATTTTAGTCATCGTTACGCGCAACACGCAATAGGATAAACCCTAATATAATGTGCCAAATATATTAGACAAAGATGGCCCGATGGCCCGAAAGGAATCGGAAACATGAATAAACAATCCTTAAATAATCGAGGAAGGCCAAAAGGCTCACCAAATAGGGCTACAGCAGACGTACGGGCCGCTATAGCCACTTTTGCAGAGGGTAACGTACACAAGCTCCAGGAATGGCTTGATCGCGTTGCAGAGGGTTCTGAGGGCATTAGGCCAGATCCTGCAAAAGCCGCAGATTTGTATCTTAGGGCAATTGAGTACCACATTCCAAAGCTGGCTAGAACTGAAGTCAGTGGTGCTAATGGCGAGCCTATCAAGCAGGTGATTACTTGGGCCAAGTAAACGAGATCGTAATCCCGTATAGCCCAAGAACACCGCAGTTAGCAATACATAGTGCTCTTGACCACAATAGATTTGTTGTTGTCGTTGCTCACAGACGGATGGGCAAGACTGTATCAGCCCTGAATCATCTGATTAAAGCCGCAGTCGAGAACGAGAAAGAAGCTCCAAGATACGCTTACATAGCCCCGACTTACACTCAAGCAAAGAGAGTGGCTTGGGACTATTTGCTGAAGTACACAGCTCCATTGAGCGCAACAGCAAATCACTCTGAACTGAGGGTGGACTTCTGGGGACGCAGGATAAGTCTGTACGGATCTGACAACTTTGACTCACTTCGGGGCCAATACTTTGATGGTGTTGTCCTGGATGAGATTGGAGACCAAGATCCAAGAATCTGGAACGAGATCATTCGTCCATCGCTTGCTGATAGACAAGGATGGGCGCTGTTTATTGGAACTCCCAAGGGAGCAAACCACTTTAAGGATCTTAGAGACAGGGCTGGAGAAGAGCCTGGCTGGGCATCTCTGGAGTTCAAAGCCTCTCAGACGCAGTTAATCCCGCATGAGGAATTGGTTGCTGCTAAGAGGGAGATGGGTGAAGACAAGTACCAGCAAGAGTTTGAGTGTTCTTTC